CCATCTTCTAAGAAGTCGTATTGGACATGCTCTTGAATAGCTTTCCAATCTTCTTCGGCAATGACACCTTTAAGCAATAATTGGGTGCGGAGTATGTCTGTAAAGAGAGGGGTGAACTTTTTACGTATTCGCTGGACGAACTTAGTAAATTTAAGTTCATCTCTGGTAATTTCAGTTGATCTGCCGAGGGAAAATCCTTGCTCAGATTCAAGTCTTGAAATTGGCACGTTAAGTGAACGGTATAATTTTCGTTGAAAGTAGGTAATGTCATCTATCTCTCCTAGATTTGATCCGCCAGGCAAAGTAGTAATCTCCGTACCTCTGCCACCTTCACGCCTTGGAAGCCAGAAATCTTCAAGCATAGACATATGATTTCTATCGTCCCTTATTTCTCCAGTAGAAGCATCGTAAACCATTTTGTTACGATACCTGTTCATCACATCCTTTAGATATTGTTCTGCTTTTATTTTTGGTAAATTGCCAACATCGATATAGAAGATACGTCTTTCTGGTGCTCGTGAAATACGATAAATCACTAGAGAATCTTCAATCATACGTAATTGGTTAACTGGTTTAATTGCCTTATGAAGATAAGACATTACTCTACCAGTGTTTTGATCTATAAGTCCAGATGGCACATAACAGATAGAGTCCTTTGCTATCTTGATTCCTTGGTTTGCACCAGAACCAGCCATACCAGCCTTTTCTATTCCTTTATCGTTGAATACAAAATATTCATCGATAGCCTTAATCATCTCCACACCAGTTTTAAGATCAGGAGATTTCTTAATTTCCCGTACCTTCCTAATTTTGGTCGAATCGATTAAGCGTAATTCGGTAATCCCTTTCCTTGGGTCTTTTACATCAATAATTTTGTGATAGTAAAGGCGGCCATCGACATACCAACGTCTGAATATATCGTGCCCTTTTATGTTAAACTCCAATAAACGCATAACTTCTTCGAACTCTTTTCGAATTTTACGTCTAATTTTATCGGAATAGGGTACGTTGTCTAGTGCAATTTGCACAGGAACGTCTTGCTGATTTGCAACAACCCCCTCATTGATAATATCCTCAATAGCAGTATCACACTCTGCTTGTTGAGCTATATCTCTATATCTTTTGATTAAATCAAGTTCTGACTTTTCTCTTCCGTCAACATTGAGTACTTGACCAAAGAAACCGCCACCTGCAATTTCAACAGAGCCGTCATCAGGAGCGGGACTGACGAAAGATTTTTCAGTCCCGCTCTTGTCTGATTTTTTTATACTAAACCCGAAAAGTTCTGCCATTCTTATATTCTCCTACCACTATTTAGTAGGTTTATAAACTGAAATATTAGAAGTTTATAGCAGAAGCTTCAAAGTGTTGGTATCTCCAAGTTATTCCAAACTCTTCAATAGCAGTAGCTTCAGCCGTATCAAGAGCAATAGTGGCAACAGAAGTAGGCCATGCACTCTTAAATATATACGATTTCAGTACTGTGTCATCACGATCAAGTTGTTCTACTGTTAAGTCAGATTGGTAATCAGATGGTGCAACAACACCAGTATTTTCTGCAAAATCATTCATACCGTTAGACCACCTCTCCATTGCATTACGGATCATAAAATCAGTATCGTTTAAGACAGTCACATCCCAAGTAGCAGGAGCGGGTCTGTCACCAGCGATATAGATGTTGCGACCACGAAAAGGAATTGCAATCTCACCCATATCAACAGAAGGGAGAGAAGCAGATTTTACGAGGAAAGAAGTTCTTCGTACATCCAATCCGATTGCAATGCCAGGAGGCGGAGTTATTGTTACCCTAAACTGGTTGGCACGTGCGCCACCGCCCAGTAAATTAGCTTTAAAGTCATCTATCTGTGCCATGATTAACCTCCCACCTCACTAAACGCAACACCAGTTCTTACGGCGATGAAGTTTAGTGTAATAAAGTTAATGGATCGAGCAGGCTTAACATAAATGTCTCCAATAAACTCGTTTCGGTCTATAACCTCTCCAGTATTGTTTGTTGAGTCACATACCACCTTAAAGTCAAAGATACCTCTTCGACCCTGTACATCCCTCAAGAAAGGTTCTACCATGTTTCTAAACTGTGCTCTTGTGAATTCATCGTTGAACTCAAAGAGTTGATATTTAGAAGCAGTTGAGATTGCTTTCTCAAGAACCAAGAATAACCGTCTTACGTTAATACGGTCAAATGCACTTGGTTTGGAAAGAGCAGTTTTATCACCAAAGAGCAGAACTCCTTGGCCTGGAAAATTAACTACAGGATTAATTCGTTTCCTGTAAAGTTGATCCCTTTCACTGTTCTTAGGGTTGTACGAAAGTTTAATTGCACCACGAACATGGCCTCTGTTGTAACCAGCAGGGGAATACCAAGGATCGGCAACCTTATCTGCATTTGCACAAAGACCACCCATATCTCCGTTCATTGGTACATAACGATATACGTCATTGTATTTGTCGTACATGTATTTGTAGCAACTATCGTACACTATGTACGAACTGGATGGTAGCAAGTCAAAAGCGTCTACAACATTTGAGGTTTGTGTAATTGTAGAAGTAACACCAACTGTGGCACCACGATAAGGTGAAATAAATCCAACACAATCTTTACGTTTCTCTACGAGATCAGTAATCATTGTACCGTGAGTATCCATTGCAGCTGCGGTATTTGCAACAGCACTTGAAGGCCCTGCGAGTATTAGATTTACATCGATATTTTCTACATCGTCAAACCAATCGTAACCCTTTTTAAGTTCACCAGCAGTTACGGCATAATCGTCCGTTCCACCAGTAAGGGAAGCGATGTCAATAGTAGTGACTGAAGTGTATGTAGTGGTTGTATCTGTACCCCAGTTAGAACCAGCGGCAAGATGATCCCCCCAATAGATGTAATTTGAACCCCTAAAGATAACATCAACATAGTAATTCGAACTACCTTGAGCGGTTCTTCCTTTCGGGTTTTTACTAACATTAGCCCATCTTTCGACAACTGAGTTAGTAGCTTGTCCAGCAACATCATAGTCAAAACCAGTAATGTCACCAGTTGTATCATATACAACTATGTGCATTTCGTCACCAGAACCACGATTATTATCAGTAGCCCACTGAGAAGTGCCTGGAGGCCCATCAAATAGGTTGTAGAAACCCCAACGTCTGCGGATATATGAATCATTAGCAATCGCAGCTTGTAAACCAGCACCGTTAGGATCGCCAGCTAAACGAATTGTTAGAGTATCAGATGATATTGAAACTACTTGATATTCGTTACCTTCATCTCCAGCGTGATAAGTGACTGAAGAACCAGTATCGGTAGTTGAGAAGGTGAGTAAATCACCTACGTTAATTGCATAGCTCGCTTTATCGGCATCATCTACGGTAACAGTAGTATCACCAATAGCTGCACCAGCATCGTTAAGTAAGTTATCTGTGGACAAATCTTGTTCATAAGCTGTAGCAGTAGGACAAATTTGAACTCCTAGACTGTTACCCCACGTACCAGCAGTACGGGCGTACCAATCATTAGAAGTCACTTGTCCATCACCCGACTCTGCCCAAAAAGAGTCTAGATAGTGGTCATCGTCACGAATAAGCACGCCAGATGCTTGTCCAGCATTGACTATGGCAGATTCGGTACGAACAACCTTTAATTGATCAGAGTAAGCTAGAAAGCTTGCAGCTGTAAACCACCACTCATAATTACTTGAGTTGGGTTTACCAAATACTGACAGCAAATCTTGCTCGCTCCCTATGGTCGTTATACTAGAAACAGGGCCTTTTTCAAACGGGCCCGCAATCGCACCAACTGTGGTGGCAACTGAGGGAACTATGTTTGTAAGGTCTATTTCTCGTACATGAACGCCAGGAGAAGATAGAAATGACATGTTTTTACTCCTTTTTCGACAAGGGATAGTTTTCTTGTTCCTTATTGAATATTTATAAAAAAAAAGTTCTATAGACCCGATTTTAGATGTGTTATAACATATAAATAGAATTATGGCTAATGCTCATTATGAAAAGTACAAGGATACGATAAAAAAGGTGGCTAGACGCAATTACCGAAAGCGTATCGTCTTACTTAATGAGTTTTTAGGAGATAAGCATTGTAAACACTGTGGCGAATCAGAAACAGTGTGTTTAAAATTTTACCCACATAACTCCGAAATCCGTAAATTAACTAAACGAGTAGGAACCTCTGAAAACAGTAGATCGGAGATTTTTGTTCTAATTAATCAATCTATCATAGTTTGTTCTAATTGTTGGATCAAGCTTGATAATGATTTGATTGAATTCATATAAGGAAGGTACTATGAAAACCTTAACTACACTATTAATCGCATTGGCTGTTATGGCCATGTCATCTTCGGTTCTGGCAGAGACTCTTGGAACAACAAAGGGTAGTGCTAACTACCAAACAGGTGTTGCTCTAGCAAAAACTATGGCCGCAGCAGGCCTTAGATTGACTCCTTTGCCACATAGAGGAACACAAATCTATCTGGAAAAGGTCGATAAACACGAAATTGACTTCGGTATTAGTAACCCTACCGATTTTAGCTGGGGATACAGGGGTATTCGTACATCAAAAACAGCACACAAAAACCTTCGTTTTGTTGCAAATCTACATTTCTTCAAAACTGGTTTAGCTGTAAGAAATGACTCTAATATCAAGAGTTATAATGACCTAAAGGGAAAGAAAATTCCATCTGGTTTTAGAGGAGCGCCTGGTTTCCATTGGAATATCAAACATAAGCTTCTTAATTCTAATCCCCCTTTAGTTTGGGAAGATGTAATACGTGTGCCTGTTACCTCGCTTCCTGCTAATTGGAAAGCTTTCGAACAAGGCAGAGTAGATGTTTCTATTATAGCAGTCGGCGCTGGCCATGCTAAAAAACTAAATGCATCTATTAATGGGGGAATTCGTATGCTATCCCTTAATAATGGGCCTGCCATGGAAAGGTTGCTTGAGGGTTGGGAAGGATTTGCTGTTGTAGAGGTTAACCCTTCACCCAGAACTCCTTCCATCCGTGCTAAAAATACAAGGATTCTTACATTTCCTTATATGCTTTGGGCCCATAAAGATGTGCCTGACAATGTAGTAAAGAACGTGGTTCTTGCGCTTCATAACTATGCTCATGTCTATAAGAAATCCTCTAAGATGGTTAGTGGATTTGATAGGACTAAAATGAACGCATTTACTGCTGGGGTTCCTATGCATGATGGAGCTAAGTTTGCGTACCGAATTCTCGCTCGCTAAGTACCTCGTACCTATCTTTTTGATCTTGGGTGTATCTGACATAGATTACTATGTTGGATACCCCATTTTC